CTCCCTGACCGCGACCCGGGAGCTGGTGGTTCCCACCGTCCAGAAGCCTTACATCATCCGGAATAACACTACTGGCGGCCAGAGTATTACGGTCAAGACCTCCGCCGGAACCGGGGTGACGGTGCCTACCGGCAAGTACGCGTTTGTATACGCTAACGGCACGGACGTGGTCTCAGCGATTGATCATATCCCCTCCCTGACTCTGGCTACTGCGCTGGCGGCGACTTCCGGGGGTACTGGCCAGTCCAGCTACGCTGTTGGCGACCTTCTCTACGCCTCGACGACCACGGCCCTGTCCAAGCTGGCGGATGTGGCTACGGGCAATGCGCTGCTCTCCGGCGGTGTTTCCACTGCTCCTGCTTGGGGCAAAGTCGGCCTGACAACTCACGTCTCGGGCACCCTGCCGGTAGCTAACGGCGGCACTGGCACCACCTCAACCACATTTGTTAATGCGGCCACTAATGTAACCGGAACATTACCTGTTGCAAACGGCGGTACTGGTGCGGCAACTCTTACCGCGAATAATGTCCTTCTGGGCAACGGCACTTCTGCGGTTCAGGCGGTAGCTCCCAGCACCAGCGGTAATGTGTTGGTATCTAACGGCACAACTTGGACTTCTTCGGCGCTAACTGCAACGCAAGTATCAGATGCGTACGCGGGTATTACTGCTGGTGGGGTTGGAACACAGGCTATGGCAAGACTTTATAACACAACATCTACCTATGAATTTGGTTCAACAATTTCCGGGGCCAATTTAAGACCCTGCACGGATAGTGGGGATGTGGGGCTTAGCCCATCTACTCTTAGTGGCACTTGGCGTTGTTTAGGCCGCGCCGTTTACGACAGTAAAAATGACCCTCGAGAAATAACTATTTGGCTCAGAATCTCATAAGGAAATATTTATGATTATTGTTATTGAATCAGTTTCAAATCCGGTTTATTGCAACGGAGAAGGAACGGCAATAAACTGCACAGTAAAATTTCAGCATTTACCGGAGCCGGTGGAATTTACTGCGACTTCTTATGATATAGAAGCGCATGGAGTTCAGTTATACAACAGTCTAATTGCCGGTGAATTTGGTTCTATTGCACCGTATGTTCCGCCAACAATACCTGTTGTTGAAGTTGGTGCGTAATGGCACAACCAAACTCAAAAATTAGCCTTGTTTCTAACGTCTGGATAAAGCAGATGGTTTTTGAAAACATTGGCGATATAAGCGAAGGCCACAAACATTTATTTGACCACCAGACTTTACTCGCACATGGTGAAGTTGAGGTTACGGTTAATGGAAAAAGCCAAGTTTTTGAAGCCCCAACAATTATCTATATCAGGGCCGGACAGGTTCATGAAATAAAAGCCACAAAAGCTGGAACAGTTTGTTATTGCATTCATCCTATTCGTGATGGCGAAAGAATAGAAGATATTATTGATCCGGCAGATGTTCCTGTCGGTTCTAGTATCCAGCAAGGGTTAGTTGAAGGCGTAAAAGCCAAGGAATATTTTAAATATCCGCACGAATTGATTTAAGGAACCCATCATGGCCGAAAAATGGATTCAGAAAGCAATCAAGAAACCCGGTGCTTTGCGTAGCGCCCTTGGTGCCAAACCCGGCAAACCGATCCCTGCCGGAAAACTCGCTAAGGCTGCTAAAGCTCCGGGTAAGATGGGACAACGTGCTCGCCTAGCCCAGACGTTGAAGGGGTTGAAGAAGTGAGCGAACAAATCATTCAGCCGGAATCTGCCAAGGAAGTTGCCGGTAAGACTATCGGTAAGCAAGGGCTGTTTTATATTACATTGATTGTCTGCGTAGGTGTTGGTGCTTCTATTGTGCTGGAAGAATCCAAGATGGCTGCGGTGATGGGGCTGCTTGGTGCTAGTCTGACCGCTTTGATATCCATGATGAACGGCATTGCCGGTGCTACTCCTAAGCAGGAGAAGCCGGAATTTGAAGTGATGAAGCAACTGATTGAACGTCTTGACCGCATGGCTGACCGCGACCCCATGTCTGTATCTGTGGAAAGCGATAAGGTCGTAGTCAAGAAGGGTGACAGCGAAGTTCACACTGCGAGGTAAACATGATCCCGATTCCCGCACTTTTATCCGTTGGCGCAAAGCTGATCGACAAGTTCTTCCCTGACGCACAGGCTGCGGAACAGGCCAAGCTGAAGCTGCTGGAGATGCAGCAAAACGGTGAACTGGCGCAGTTGAACGCCGATGTAACCGAGCAGCACGAACTGACAGAACGGCTCAAGGCAGACATGAACAGCGATAGCTGGCTGTCCAAGAACATTCGCCCCATGACGCTGGTCTTCATTTTGGTGACATACACGGTATTTGGCCTGATGTCTGCGTGGGATATTGACGTAAATAACAACTACGTCGAACTGCTGGGTCAGTGGGGGATGCTGATTATGTCCTTCTATTTCGGAGGCAGGACGCTTGAGAAAATCATGAGCTTCAAAAAGGCCAAGGAATGACCCAACTGACTGCGAACTTCTCGCTTGAAGAACTGACCCGATCCGAAGCCGCTGACCGCAACGGCTGGGACAACACGCCCAACGCGCAGGAGATTGAGAACCTGAAGCGCCTTGCTGCTTTGCTGCAGCAGGTCAAGACGGCGGTTGGTGGTAAGCCCGTGATGATCAACAGCGGTTTCCGGTCAAAGCAGGTCAACGATTCCGTAGGTTCCAAGGACACTAGCCAGCACCGTCTGGGCTGTGCTGCGGATATTCGGGTGCCGGGAATGAAGCCCCGGGAAGTGGTGGAAGCCTGCATCGCTGCTGGGGTGCCGTTCGACCAGATCATCCTTGAGTTTGATTCATGGACGCATGTGTCTGTGCCGAACACGCCGGAGTTTAAGCCGCGCAACTCCCGCCTGATTATTGACAAGCAGGGCACACGCCCGTTCGCGTGAGGTAACACATGCCGCTATCCAAACTCCAATTCAAAGCCGGTATCAACCGCGAGAACACCAATTACGCCGGTGAAGGAGGTTGGTATGACGGAGACAAGATTCGCTTCCGTTCCGGCTATCCTGAGAAGATTGGTGGCTGGCAGAACCTTGCTGCGTCTGTGGCTGGCGTGTTTAACACCTATAAGGGTGTGTGCCGTAACCTCTGGAACTGGATTACGCTCAACAGCAGCAACCTGCTGGCCTTGGGCACGGAGCAAAAACTCTATGTTGAAAACGGTGGTGCGTTCTACGACATCACGCCCATCCGCGATACCGTAACCATCAACAATAACCCGTTCGCAATAACTAACGGCAGTAAACTTGTTGTTGTAACGGATACTGCCCACGGCGCTACGGTCGGCACCTATGTCACATTTTCGGGGGCGACTGGTGGGGATTACACCGTATTTAACGCTGAGTATGAGATCGTTACGGTAGTTAATGCCAACAGCTATAACATTATCCTCGCTACTGCCGCTACCGCTACGGGGTCTGGTGGTGGAGCTTCGGTATCTGCGGCCTATCAAGCCAACTCCGGTAACTCTGTGGCATCTAGCGGCACGGGGTGGGGTGTTGGGCCATGGAGCCGGGATGGCTGGGGTGAGGAGTACTCTGGCACGGCTGCTGTGGAGGAGACCAATGCGCTGCGGCTGTGGTCGCTGGATAACTACGGTGAAGACCTTGTATCGGCTATCCGTGAAGGTGCGATTTATTATTGGGTGGCTGACACGACGACAAGCCCGTCACGCGCAGTGACATTGGAAAGCAAAGCAAATACCGCAGGATACGACGGCGACTTTGTACCAAATAAAGTGTTTGAAATCCATACCTCCGGGGTACAGCGGTTTGCCATTTGCGTGGGTGCCAACCCCTACGATCCGGGCGACTCCGAAACCACGTTTGACCCCATGCTGGTGCGGTGGTCAGACCAAGAAAACATCTACCAATGGGTTCCCGCTGCCACCAATCAAGCGGGTGAAATCCGCATGTCGCACGGTTCTCGTCTGGTTACCGCCCGTCACGGACGGCAGGAGTTTGTGGTCTGGTCAGATAGCGCCATTTACTCAATGCAATACCTTGGGCCACCCTACGTCTGGGGTGTGAACCTGCTCATGGACGGTATCTCCATCGCCTCTCCCAATGCAGTGGTTGGTGCGAGTAACCTGATGTTCTGGATGGGTGTGGATAAGTTCTACCTATACGACGGTCGCGTCCAGACGCTGCCTTGCACAATTCGTCAGTTTATTTTTGATGACTTTAACTACGACCAAGCCTATCAAGTAGTTGCTGGTGGTAACGAGCAATACAGTGAAATATGGTGGCACTACCCATCACTGAACAGCACGGTGAATAATCGCTACGTCATATACAACTACTTGGATAACGTCTGGTATTACGGCACCATCAACCGCACGGCTTGGTTAGACTCACCCCTGCGTGACCGGCCCATGGGGGCATTTAGCGTCAAAACCAGCTACCTGTCCGCTGCTATCACTTCGTCCGACACCACGATCAACCTGATTGATGCTTCGACATACCCGGAGTCCGGCACTATTCAGATTGACAGTGAGAAAATTACATACACCAGCCGGACGGCTACCGCACTCAGTGGGTGTACTCGGGGTGTTAGCGGGACTACGGCTGCTTCTCATGTAGCTTACTCCACGGCACCGTTGGTTATCCCGAATCAGGTGATGTATCACGAGGTTGGCAATGATGACCTCTCTACCGCCGCTGCTATCCCGATCGAAGCGTATATCGACTCGTCTGACTTTGACATCGGAGACGGGCATAACTTCGGGTTCGTATGGCGGATTATCCCTGACCTAACGTTTGACGGCTCGACCACGGCTGCGCCCAATTATCCGGAAGTCACTATGGTCTGCAAGCCACGGCAGTTCTCGGGGTCTGCATATAGCGCACCAAGCTCTCCTTCGGTTACCAGCGCCCAGAGCTACAACACGCAGCGCGTCTACACCGTGCAGCAGTTCACCGGTCAGGTCTATACCCGGGTGCGGGGGCGTCAGATGGCGTTCGAGATCAGGTCTACCGGGCAGGGTGTGGCGTGGCAGTTGGGTGCGCCTCGAATTGATATCCGTCCTGATGGCAAGCGATAAATATGCCCATCCTCAGAACATCCAAGGCTCCCAACTTAATCAATGCTCCGCAGGAGTATTTGGCGCGGTACCACGACCAGCTCAACCGCGAGCTGCGGGTCTACTTCAATACGATCGACAACGGGCTGTCTAACCTGTTCGGGCCGCGTGGCGGTGACTACCTGACGTTCTCGTATGGCTCCTTCTACGACGACACCGACCAGACCGACGGAGACACGACCCGTGCATACTTTATCCGTTTAAACACCACAGACCTGAGCCAAGGGATAACGATTGAGAACCGGTCAATTACGTTCACTGGGGACATCGCAGCAACGACGCTGACGGTAACGGTAGCTCCTGCGGATGGAGCAATCTATATCGGGATGCCAATTACGGGCACCGGGGTTACTGCGGGCACTACCATCACGGCCTTCGGCACGGGCACAGGTTTGACGGGCACATACACGGTCAGTGCTTCACAAACTGTATCCAGCACCACCATCACCGGCACGTTGCCGACCAAGGTCACAGTTGAAACTGCAGGGATTTACAATATCCAGTTCAGTATTCAATTCATCAACGCAAACGCTAATGTGCAGGACGTTTCTGTTTGGTTGCGCCAAAACGGGGTTGATGTTCCAGCATCTAACGGCGATTCGTCAATACCTGCAAAACACGGGTCTACGGATGGGCGGTTAATCGTGGCTTGGAACTATTTTGCTACGGCAGCGGCAGGGGACTTTTTTGAACTGATGTGGTCTGGCAACAGCTCCGATATTAGTATCCAGCACTTACCTACTCAGTCCAGCCCAACCCGTCCATCCACCCCGTCGGTTATTCTGACTGTAGCCCGGGTATCAGATGTTCCGGAGGTTGTTTATGCGTGATATTATGTTGAAAATCTTGGGGGTTTTATGAGAGAAACTGCCGCTGGCTTGGCCGCTCTGGGGCGAGGCCCCGACACAATGCTGGTTCACATGACCCCGGGGGAAGTACAGGGTCTTCAAGCACTTGCGCTGTCCCACGGCGGCTCCCTGACCATCAATCCACATACCGGACTCCCTGAAGCTGGGTTTCTAAAAGATATTTTGCCTACGATTGTAGGAGTAGGTTTGACAATGATGGGGGTCCCTGCGTGGGGCGTAGGGCTTGGTTCTGGGCTAACTTCCTTGGCTACGGGTAAAGACGCTGGCACTGCTTTGATGAGCGGGTTGCTAGCTGGTGGTGGGGCGGGAATGTTTGGTCCGGGCGCTGCAGGTACAGGCGAAGGTGCGGGGGCTTTACTTAATGCGGGAGCCGCTACCCCGGGTGCATACGCGTCTACTCTTGGCGTTGGTGCCGAGCAAGCAGGGCAACTAGCCGCACAAACTGGTGGATTTGGTCTGGAAGGGCTTACACAAACCGCCGCCAGCGCTGGAGCACAAGCTCCAAGTTACGGGGCTACTCTTGCGGAAGGGTTTAAATCAGCAGCCTCTGATCCCATGGCTTTTGCCAAAAGCAATAAAATGGCGCTGGGTGCTCTTGGTGTAGGGGCTCTGAACGCCTTGGGCGGTTTTGAACAGCCAGCGCTTAATACCGCTATGCCCCAGCAGGAACGTTTTACCGGTAAGTTGTCAGGCCCTATTCGCCGTCCGTATGATCCAAAGCTTAATCTTTATACTGACTACGGCACTTTACAGCCGGCATACGCTGCCCAAGGCGGTAACCTCGACATGAAAGACGGTGGTTTTGTTGTGCCGGCCGACGTGGTCAGCCATCTGGGTAACGGCGATACGGATGCAGGGCTCAAAGCGCTGATGAGCAAAACCCGGGCAAAACCCATCAAAGGGCAAGGCGACGGCATGAGCGATTCTATCCCCGCGTCAATTAACGGCATGCGGGAAGCCCGCGTAGCTTCTGGCGAAGCGTATCTTGATCGAAACGAAGTTGCCCGGATTGGCAAGGGTGATCAGAAACGCGGGTCAAAGAAGTTGTACGCCATGATGGACAAGGTTCGCAAAGCGCGTACGGGCACCGCCAAGCAAGGCCGGCAAATTAACCCCGATCGGTTTGTGCCTGCATGATGGTAAGTTTGGTGCCCCCGGGGCATGTGCATGAATGCTGGCCGTCCGTGCAAGAGTTTATGGACAAGGCAGCAGAGTATACGTTTGGGCGGTATCACGAAGACGATATTTATGACTTGGTGACTCAGAGGCCGGACTATAACCTCTGGGTTGCCTTTGAAGAAGGCCCGGTCTACTATGGGGCGGTTGTTACTAGCATCACGGAGTACCCCAACAAACGGGTGCTGGCTATGCAGTTTTGTGGTGGTGATGAGATAGACCGTTGGAAAGACCCCATGCTGGCGCTGTTGCGCCGCTGGGCAAAGGACACGCATTGCAACGCCATCGAATTTACGGGGCGCAGGGGTTGGATTAAATTATTTGCCAATGACGGCAACCAAGTTCAATGGGTAACCTGCGAGTTACCGTTAGGAGAGTAGCATGGGCAAAGGCGGCGGCGGAGCACCACAACCAACATCACAAAATGTAACGCAGACTAATCTGCCAGAATACGCACGTCCCTACTTTGAAGACTTAATGAAGCGGGGGCAAGAAGCCTCGCAAGTTCAGTATCAACCTTATGGCGGTGAGCGCACTGCAGGGTTTACGCCGCTACAGGAACAAGCATTCCAAGGTATTCAGAATCTTGGACCTTCCCCCCTTACAGGCACAGGAGCAGGACTCACGGGATTGGCTGCAGGTCAAGCCGCACAAGCTAGTCAGTACCAACCGATGGCCCCCCAACAGACATACCAAGCGCCACAGTATCAAGGCATGGGGATCGAGTATCTGGGCACACAGGCTCCGCAGCTGCAGCAGTTCGGTATGGGGCCTGCTGAACGTGTGCGTACTGGGTCTTTTGCACAGCCCGGAACGGCGGAAGCCTACATGTCTCCCTACATGCAGAATGTGGTGGACGTGCAGCAACGGGAAGCGCAGCGGCAGGCGGATATCGCCCGGACTCAACGTGGTGCGCAGGCTGTCGGTGCTGGTGCCTTTGGTGGCTCCCGTCAGGCAATTATGGAGGCCGAAGCTGCTCGCAATCTGGCGCTGCAAAAGGGTGACATCCAAGCGCAGGGTCTTCAGTCCGCGTTCCAGCAGGCTCAACAAGGGTATCAGACCGACGCCGCGCGTCGGCTTCAGGCTGCTCTTGCTAACCAACAGGCAGGGCTTACCGTCGGCGGACAGAATCTTGCGGCTGCTCTTGGCGTCCAACAGCTTGGCGCTCAGACCGGGATGCAGTCTCAACAGCTCAACCAAGCCGCACAGCTTCAAGCACAACAGCAGGCACTGGGTCAATCGCAGGCTGCCAATCAGTTCGCCCAACAGAACGCTCAACTCGCCGCTCAATACGGGCTGGCGGGGCTTCAGGCTGGGGAGCAGTCGCGGCAGTTCGGCGCTAACCTCGGTATGCAGGGCGCAGGGATGCTCGGGCAGTTGGGTGGGCAGTTCGGTCAATTGGGTCAGACCGCGTTTGGTCAACAAGCAGCAACTACACAGGCTCAACAACAAGCTGGTGCCGCGCAACAAGCGTTATCGCAGGATATTCTTAACAAGCGCTACGAAGACTTTATGCAGCAGACGCTGTACCCGCAGTCGCAACTGCAGTTCTACAGTTCGTTGCTTCGAGGCGTTCCTGTT